AACGACTCAACCGCTCTAGTCGCTGTCATCATGCCGAGAGAAGAAGGCGAAGCTTACCGAGTGAAAAGAGTAGCAAGCTGGGAGAAAGATTTCGCACTTGATGACGATAGCTGGGTAGTTGACAAGGGCGCTGTGACTAAGACAGTAATGGACTTCTTTGACGAACACCCTAACTGTCGAGAGATGGCTTGTGACCCTGCCTACTGGGAGGATGAAATGTACCAGTGGAATGACTATGGCATCCCTGTCGTTGAATATCGAAACAGCGTACAGAGAACAGTCCCAGCAACCTCAAAGCTCTATGAGGCAATCATGAACGGAAAGCTCAAACATGACGGAGACGCAGCTCTAGCTAGGCACTTAGACAACTGTGTTCTCAAGATAGACAACAACCGAGGCGCTCGTATCACTAAGGACTATCGCAACCCTAAGCTCAAGATTGACCTCGCCATCGCTTTGCTAATGGCATATGACCGAGCAACTAGTAGGATAGAAGAGCAGATAGTGCCAGAATTTTTTGTATAAGGCGGATATGGCTACAGCATTACAGGCAATCGGAACGACTGCCATAGCAATAGGGGCAGGGATAATCTACCTGCCAGCAGGAATTATATTGGGCGGATTGTTCGCAACTGCCTTTGGAATCGTATTGGAGAGAAATGCTCGCTGACTTCTTTGGAGGCTCTGAGGAACGAGCTATCAGCTTTCAGACAATATGGGGAGCCGGTGGAGTTGACTTTGAGCTAGGTACACGCTCAGGGACTCTCATCAATGAGGACACAGTCCTACAGATCAACACAGTTTACGCAGCAGTCTCCCTAATCGCTAACACAGTTTCAACCTTGCCTATCTCGGCGTATGTACGCAGGGATGGAGCACAGATACCTTTCAGACCAACACCAACCTGGGTGCAAAGACCAGACATTGACTTCCCAGACAAGGCAGGTTTCTACAGCTCTATTGTGACCTCACTCTTGGTTGACGGAAATGCCTACATCAAGGTAACCGCTGCTAGGCGTACAGGTGAGATAGCAAACCTAACTGTCTTGAATCCGACCACAGTCGAAGCCAAGCGCAACGGAATCGGCAATGTGATGTACGAGGTCTATGGCGAGGACAAGGTTTATTCAACCGAGGAAATAGTCCACATCAGAGATGTTGTTCGCCCTGGACAAATCAAAGGCGTATCACGCACCGAGAGCCTAAAGCAAAGCTTTGGACTACACGCTGCCCTTGACGAGTACGCACAACGCTTCTTTGGCAACGGAGCAAGCACAGCAGGAATCATTGAGTTCCCTGGTAACCTCACCGCCGAGCAAGCCGAGAACCTAGCTAGAGGCTTTGACGCTAAGCATGCTAACCGCGGCAACAAGTCACACAAGACAGGCATTCTGTCAGGCGGTGCTAAGTATGTACAGACATCAGTAGATCCAGACAAGACTCAGAGCATCGAGGCTCGCAGACTTGAGATTGAGTCAATCGCCAGAGTGTTCAACATCCCATTTAGCTTCCTAGTCCCAGGAACCTCAACCTTTGCATCACAGGAGCAACAGTCACTGAACTTTGTCAAGTTCTGCATCAGACCGCTGGTGGAGAAGATAGAGGGCGCTCTAAGCCCCTTGATGGCTCGCACAGAGGGCGGAGAGAACGCCTATGTAGCTTTCACCCTAGACGGACTCCTAAGGGCTGATTTCGAGACTAGGCTAAGCGGTTACTCTACAGGATTACAGTCAGGTTTCTACTCGGTCAACGATATTCGCAGACTAGAAGGCTTGCGCCCGATTGACGATGACAACGCAAATACTGTTCGCCTACCTTTGGCTAATGTCAATGTTGAAAACGCTGGACTAAGCGGAACAGGTGAAAGAGCAAGAATCGCACAGCGCCTAGTCTTGAGTGGTTACGACCCAGACAGCGTTGCCGAGTTCTTAGGTTTGGACATCTCACACAGCGGAATCCCAAGCACACAGCTACAACCGCTGTCCCAACTTGACCCTAATGATCCGACTAGCTTGTATGAGGTGGATGACGATGCCGGTAACTAGCGCAGTTTTCACGCTGTCAGAAACAACAGCAACTCAGATTGTTGCTCCTGACAACATGCCCCAAGAAGTCAGATTGCACAACATGACTAAAAGTTCTAATGAGTATGTTCACATTGGGCCATCAACTGTCACAACAACTAACTCAATTCACATTGATCCAGGCGATGACTTTCAAATCGAACTCAGACCAGGAGATGACCTGTGGGCTGTCTCTGACCCCGATGGGCTAGAGGTCGGAGTGCTAGTAGTAACGAAGAGGGACTAATGCCATATTTCATTGACAACGAATCAAACGAATGTCCTAACTGGGCAGTTGTAAAAGAAGATGGTGAGGTAATTGCCTGCCATGACACCGAGGACTCAGCAATCGCTCAAATGGTTGCGGTATCCCAAGCGGAAGGAATAGAACCAGGTGGCACTTACGAGAGACAAGACAGGGCGGAACCCGATGAACTCGAAGTCGGAGATTTTGTCCGATGGGAAAGCGGAGGCGGAACAGCCCAAGGAAGAATTGAGCGAATCGAGCGAGACGGAACAATTAATGTCCCAGACTCAAGCTTCACCATCAACGGAGAAGAAGACGACCCAGCAGCCCTCATCAGGATCTACCAAGAAGGCGAAGAAGGTTGGAACGCAACCGAAACCCTCGTTGGACACAGATTCTCCACTCTAACCAAGATTGACGATTTAGACGAGGATAGAGCAGCCCTATCAGGTGACAGGTTCACTACCGAGGCAGAAGCCTTAGACAGAGCCGAAGAGCTTGGCTGTGAGGGTACTCACACGATGGATGACAATGGGCAGACCATTTATATGCCTTGCTCAACACATGGGCGCTATGAAGAACTGACAGGCACAGGCGAAAGCTATGCAAGCGAAGAACGACAGGTTGACCTAAGCGCACCTGCTTACATGAGAGCTAGTGCAAGACGAGGACTTGAGTGGTATGAAGAAGGACTTGCCGGTGATGGCTTGGTTGATCGCACAGTCAGGGAAGCTAGGGCAATGGCCGAAGGCAATGTCACAGCGGATAAATGGGTACGCACTAGGGCTTGGATTGCTCGTCATATGGATGACCTCGACTCTCCTGATGCTAACCCTGATAGCGATAACTTCCCTAGTCCTGGAGTTGTGGCAATGGCTCTCTGGGGCGGTGGCACTACTAAGAGGTCAGCTCAAAGAGCTATGGATTACGCTGACGGAGTCGTTAGTAGAATTGAAGAAGAGAACGAAGGCAGAGCCAGAGGAGAAGCATTGAGCAAGTTTGAGCAAAGAGTTATGGTTAGCGACCTAGAGGTCAGGTCAGAAGATGGGATGACCTTAGAAGGCTACGCTGCTGTGTTCAACTCTCGGTCAGAGAACCTCGGTGGCTTTACTGAGACAATCGCACCTGGAGCTTTCAGCCAGACACTAAAGGCTCGCAACGACATCAAGCTACTTTGGAATCATGACACAAGCGCAGTCCTCGGCTCAACTAGAGCAGGGACACTACAGCTTAGAGAAGATGAAAAGGGCTTGAGGGTAACTGCCGAGCTACCTGACACTAACCTTGGTAGGGATATTGCCTACTTGGTAAAGCGTGGAGACATCGACTCATTCAGCTTCGGATTCTCGGTGAACGAAGATAGCTGGAACAGCCGAGGCACAGAGCGCACCCTAGAGAGCGTAAGACTGTCTGAGGCAAGCCTAGTTAGCTTCCCTGCATACTCTGCAACCGCTGGAACTGCTGTAGTTAGAGGACTCGATAAGATTGCCAAGAGAGCAGATGTTGACCCTGATCAACTAGCAGACGCACTTCTCAAAGTAGAAGGCGGAGAAGAGATTAGCCAAGAGCAAAAGAGCTTGTTGTCTAAGGTGATTGACACACTTAGCCCTGAGCAAGCCGAGCAACAAGGTGAGGACTTTGACTCACAGGCTTGGCTAGACCTAAAGAAGACCAAACTAAACTACCTAAAGAAGAAGGCATAACATGGCAAGCAAAAAAGAAATCAAGGATCTAATCCTAGAGTTGTCTGGCAACCCTGAGTCTGGTGCTATCTACAACAATGTAGACAAGTGGGCAGAGGCTATTGCTAGACTAGACGCTCCACAGAAGGCAGAGAAGCCAGTGGACAAGAAGGAAAACAGAGTCCTTTCATCTGACGAAGAGCGCTAGTCCTCCAAGCGCCCTTAGCCCCTGAGTGTTACCCCTTTCCGCTCAGGGGCTTTGTCATGCCTGTTATACAATAGAAGTAAGTCTGAGTGTCAACACCGACTAGGTTGAGCGTCAACGCCACCGCTAAGACAAACAAACTATTAGGAGATAAATAATGTCTGAGTATCTAAAAGCTCAGCGTGAACTCCGCGCATCACTCATCACAGAGGTACAGACTCGACTAGATGAAGCAGAAGAGCGCGGTGGAATTGACGCTGAAACACGCGAATCAATCGACAAGATTGAAGCTGACATCGCAAA